ACCTATGGCATTTCAAGTATCACCAGGTGTTCTCGTACAGGAAAAAGATTTAAGTAGAATTATTCCTGCGGTTTCAACATCTATCGGCGCCTTCGCTGGAGAGTTCAGAAAAGGACCAGTAGATGAAATCGTAGCAATTTCTAGTGAACAAGAATTAGTAGATACGTTTGGAAAACCAGACTCAACAAACTTTGAGTATTTTTTCAGCGCTGCTAACTTCTTACAATACTCTAACGCATTAAGAGTAGTACGAGCTACCAACACATCATTACTAAACGCTACATCAAACGGATCTGGTGTTTTAGTAAAAAATGATGACGACTATGAAAATAACTATTCCACAGGTCAAGGTTCAGTAGGAACATTTGCTGCAAGAACAGCTGGAGTATGGGGAAACAATATATTAGTTTCAACTTGTCCATCTGCTGCTGCATACGAAGAAGTATCTACATCATCAGTTGCTTCGGATTCAACAACAAATTCTGTAGGTTCAACTACAATTGCTGTTGATGAAGGAAGTGATTTTAATGTAGGAGATATCGTACAGTTCTCAACAACTGCTGCAACTGAAGACTTTGATGACGGAGATTTTTATAGAGTAACAGCAATAAATTCAGAAACTTTAACAATCGTTCAACACCCAAGAGGTGCTGGAGGATTAAAAAGAGTTATTGTTGATAACGCAAAAATCAAAAGAAGATGGAGATATTATGACGCTGTTGATGGCGCTCCAGGAACATCTGCATGGACATCTGATAGATCAGGTTCAGGCGATGAAATCCACGTAGTAGTCGTTGACGAAGACGGTGGAATTTCAGGAACACCAGGCGAAGTAATTGAAACATTTTCTAAATTATCAAAAGCGGCTGACGCAAAAACTCCGCAAGGAGACACTAACTACTATCCAACTGTGATTAAACAAAAATCACAATACATTTACTGGATGGATCACAATACTTCTGGTACTAATTGGGGTAACAACGCAAGTGGAACAACTTTCACTGCTGTAAATACACCAACTTTAGAATCATTAGCGGGTGGTTCAAATGGTTCAACTGTTACAGATGCACAATTAAAAACAGCATACGAGAAATTCCAAGATGCTGAAACTGTAGATGTAGGGTTAATCATTGCTGGTCCAAGTGGAAGTACAACACACGTTGATAATCTTATCACAATTGCTGAAGAAAGAAAAGACGCAATCGTGTTTGCTTCACCACAAAGAGCAGATGTAGTTAATATCGCTAACTCAAATACACAAACAACTAACGTTATTGATTTCTTTAATAACATTAGATCATCAAGTTATGTTGTGTTTGATAGTGGTTACAAATATTGTTACGACAGATACAATGACGTATACAGATTTGTTCCATTAAATGGCGACATTGCTGGTCTAGCGGCGAGAACTGATTTAATTGCTGACGCATGGTACTCACCTGCTGGTTTCAACAGAGGTATCGTAAGAGGCGCAGTTAAATTAGCGTACAATCCAACAAAGGCACAAAGAGATCAATTGTATCCTGCGAGAGTTAACCCTGTGGCTACTTTCCCAGGTCAAGGTACAATTCTTTTCGGTGACAAAACTGGATTGAGTTCGCCAAGTGCTTTCGATAGAATCAACGTAAGAAGATTGTTTATCACTTTAGAGAAGGCGATTGCAACTGCTTCTAAATTCCAACTCTTTGAGTTCAATGATGAATTTACAAGAGCTAACTTTAGAAACATTGTAGAACCTTTCCTAAGAGAAGTACAAGGTAGACGAGGTATCACAGACTTTTTAGTAGTGTGTGATGAAACTAACAACACTGGTGAAGTAATTGATAGAAATGAGTTTATAGCAGAAATCTTTGTGAAACCTACTAGAAGCATCAATTTTATTACATTACAATTCATCGCAACCAGAACTGGAGTGGCTTTTGAAGAAGTCGCTGGCGGCTAATAGTAGAGAAGGAGAAATAAACAATGCCTAACATAAATGACTTCAAAGCTAAACTTGCTGGCGGTGGCGCTAGAGCCAATCAGTTTAAGGTAACAATGCCTTTTCCTGGTTACGCACAAGTTGGCGGCGAAATAGAAGAACTAGCGTTTTTATGTCGAGCAACATCTTTACCTACAATGGAAGTAGCGAATATTAACGTTCCATTTAGAGGAAGAGCTGTTAAAATTGCTGGTGATAGAACTATCCCTAATTGGTCAATTACAGTCTATAATGATACTAACTTTAAGTTAAGAAATGCTTTCGAAAGATGGCAGAACGGTATCAATAATATGACTGATAATGAAGGATTAACAAATCCTGTTGACTATCAAGTGGATGCGTTTTTAGATCACCTAGACAGAAACGGTAACACTATTAAGTCTTATACTTTAAGAGGTGCTTTCCCAACAACAATTGGTGCAATTGCTTTGGACTATGAAGAACAAGGTGCAATTGAACAATTTGATGTTACGTTTGAGTACCAATATTTTGAAACAAATACTACAACTTAATATTTAATCAGAGGGGCTTCGGCCCCTCTTTTTAATCCCTTATAAGTAGTAGTAAAAGGAGATATTATGGCAGAATTATTCGGCTTTTCGATAACACGATTAAAAAAACAAGCTGATCCAAGACAGGCTTTCACATCAGCACAAGCAGAAGACGGTACACAAACGGTCAATGCTGGAGGTCACTTTGGTTCATACTTGGATATGGAAGGTACTGCGAAATCAGAGCAGGACCTAATTCGTAGATATAGAGAAATAGCAATACACCCTGAATGTGATATGGCAATAGAAGATATTGTCAATGAAGCAATTGTTGCAAATGAATTGCGAGATGCAGTAAGAGTTAACTTAACTGATTTACCTTACGGACAAGAAGTAAGAAGAAAAATAGAAGACGAGTTTAAAGAAGTATTGAAGTTAATGAACTTTAATACAAAAGGCCACGACATCTTTAGAAGATGGTATGTAGATGGTCGAATATTTTATCAAAAAGTAATTGATAGAGAAAGTCCTAAAAAAGGAATAACAGAATTAAAATATATTGATCCTAGAAAGATCAAAAAAATTAGAGAGATACGAAAGAAAAGACCAGATGTACCAATGCCGTCATCACTAAACAGTTTAGCTGTTGTTGATGAGTATGTAGAATATTTCTTATATAACGAAAGAGGTTTATCAGGAACAACTGGACAATCTGGTATTAAGATAGCGCCAGATACAATCGCATTCTGTCCATCAGGATTAATTGACCAAAATAAAAATATGGTCTTGTCTTATTTACATAAGGCAATCAAACCTGTTAATCAATTAAGAATGATTGAAGACGCAGCTGTGATTTATCGTATCGCAAGAGCGCCTGAAAGAAGAATATTTAAAATTGACGTTGGTAACTTACCAAAAGTAAAAGCAGAACAATATCTACGAGATGTTATGGCAAGATATAGAAATAAACTTGTCTATGATGCTTCTACTGGTGAAGTAAGAGATGATAGAAACTATATGTCAATGTTAGAAGACTTTTGGTTACCAAGTAGAGAAGGTGGAAGAGGTACAGATATTTCTACACTTCCTGGTGGTCAAAATCTTGGAGAGATTACAGATATAGAATATTTTAGAGCGAAGTTATATCGTTCTTTAAATGTTCCTGTAAGTAGATTAGAAGCTTCTCAAGGATTTAATTTAGGAAGAGCTTCTGAAATTACAAGAGATGAATTAAAGTTTACTAAATTTGTTCAAAGATTAAGAAAGAAATTTACTGAACTTTTTAATGATATTTTAAGAACACAATTAGTCTTAAAAGGTATTATTGCTGAAAGTGATTGGATAGAAGTAAGAGATTGTTTACAATATGATTTCTTACAAGATGGACACTTTGCTGAACTAAAACAAACTGAGTTATTAAGAGAAAGATTAGCTTTAGCAAATGAGATGAGAGATTATATCGGTAAATTCTTTTCAGTAAATTACGTAAGAAAACACGTATTAAAACAAAACGATAGAGAAATTGAAGAAATGGATAAACAGATTAAGAAAGAAATTAAATCTGGTATTATTCAGGATCCAATGGCTCAAGTCACAAATAGTGACGATACTATAACATAGGAGTAAAAAATGAGTGAAGAAGTAAAAAACTTTATAGACAACATTGCAAGTGGTGACAATGCCGCTGCTGGTGACGCATTTAAAGATGCGTTAAGAGTAAAAGTAGGTGATGCATTAGATAATCATAGAAAAGAAGTTGCTGGTAATTTGTTTAATGGATCGTTTGATACGCAACCACACAGTGACCCTAAACCTGTGATTGCTGATCCCGGAACATTTAATCCAGATGGTTCAATATCATCTACAACAGGTAATGATGGAGAAGCACAAATAGATTTGACACAAGGAACTGAGGATGCAAATCAGTAGAATAGTAAAAGAGAATCGTTTAATCGATTCAAAAAGTTTTAATGAATTACCTCCTCTTATGAAAGAGGCAATGAGAGATGTATTTGATCTCATTGAAAAAGAAACTGGTAATATCATTGAAAGGTTTGAAGGTGCCGTAGCAAAAGTATCAGAGTTTCACGGTATTAACATAGAAAAATTTTATGAATATGTTGACAAAGAAGTAATAGAACAATTAGGAGAAAAATAAAATGTCTGTAACATTTATATCTAAAGGTACAGTAATAACAAATCCTAGTGCAAATAATATAGGTCGAGCACAATTCGTAAGATGTGTTGCGACAGCTCAAACTACTGTTACAGTTACTACTAGTGATAGTACAGTATCAGAGGTATATTTACACGCTGCTGGTGATGAAGTTATCATTGAAAAGCATCCAGATGATACTTTAACATCTGCTGGTGCTAAAGTACACGCAGTAGGTTCGCCGAGAAGTTAATTATGACAATATCAACTACAAAGTTGGTTGATAATGATTTTCATATCATTGTTAACTCTAATGGTATTGGAAGTGAAGAAGAACAAACTTTAGTTGATGTTGTAAATTCAAACAACGCTTCTAGTGAACCAAAAGTATCTATAGCGAATATCGTTTATGAGATACAAG